GTCATGGTGTGGCAAAGGAGTGTGCTCGTTTTGTGCTTCCTTTGGCGTGTCCAACCAAACTATACATGACAGGATCAGTTCGTTCCTGGGTACACTATATCGACTTGCGTTCTGCAAACGGTACTCAGAAAGAGCACATGGATATTGCCCTGGAATGTAAGTGTATCTTTAAGGAACAGTTCCCAACTGTGGCAGAAGCGATGGAGTGGTGATGTACACGGGACCAGAATACAACTTAGATCATCTGCGTCATCTACCACGGGTGACGCCACAAGAAATTGCTACCTTTATTCTACAGGATGAGATTGTTGCAGTATTTCAGGGAAGATCTGAAGCAGGACCTAGGGCACTGGGGAATCGGAGTATTCTGTATGATCCTCGTGATGGTCATGCTGCGGATGTTGTCAACACCGTCAAGCAGCGTGAAAAGTTTAGACCATTTGCAGCATCAGTGCTTGAATCCCACGCCGGAGAATGGTTTGACATGTCTACCCTTCCTCATTCTAGGGAGATGATGTATGCCGTTGAGGCAAGACCTGAAGTGCGTGATAAGATTCCTGGTGTACTCCACGTTGATTATACTTGTAGGATTCAAACTGTTACACCAGAATCAAACCCCAAGTACCACGAACTCATCACAGAGTTCTATAAATATACCAAGATTCCAATGGTGTTAAACACGTCGTTCAACCTTGCAGGTGAACCGTTAGTTGAGACACCAGAAGATGCTATCGATACCTTCGAACGATCTGATATAAAAGTTCTCTGGTTCCCAGAGATCAACCGGATGATGAGAAAATGCGAGTCCTTGGAGTAAACTTATCAAACAATGGATCTATCTGCATCGTTGATGACGGGCAGGTAGATTTTTATTTGGAAGCAGAACGCATCACCCGTAAGAAGCGGGACTATAATATCAAACCACTGCTTAAGTTTGTTGACAATGTTGATGCTGTTGCCATCAGTGACTCATTTTATAGAGATGATGTCAAAAGTCTCATCAACTCCAAAGATATCGCTAGCGTCAAAAGCAAGTTCCCTGATGCAGAACGCTTTGATTTCAGAGACAGACATCATCTCAATCATGCTGCCTGTGGTTTTTATAACTCAGGTTTCGAGGAGGCAGCGGTTATCGTCGTGGATAGTAATGGCTCAAATACTTCCAGTGGTGATGAGTGTGAGACTATCATGCACTGTAAGACGGGTCGTAGGTTCCATTGGAAAGCGGTACACAAACGCTACTGCGTCGAAGGTGACCTAGGTATCGGCAAAGAGTTTGATGCGGTCTCTGAGTCCTTGGGATTCGGATACAATGAAGCAGGCAAAGTAATGGGTCTTGCGCCATATACCACGCACCCAGACGCTACCAGAGTGCAGAAAGAATGGGAAGATAGATCGAATGAGTTGGTTGAGATCGCACTGAAGAAAACTAAGTGCAAGAATATAGTGTTGACGGGTGGATGTTTTCTTAATTGTGTGGTAAACTATAAGTTGACGAAGGCATACCCAGACGTTACCTTCTATGCTGAACCCGTATCACATGACGGGGGCACAGCAATCGGTGCGGCATACCTTGTCCACTACAACCCCAAACTAAAATCGTTTTAAGATTCCATAAAACGCCGGAAAAATTCTCCGCAAAATTTTTGCCCTCAGGGTTTTTCACTAAATAATTTTGGAATGAAGACATTATGCCTACATACCCCGTAAAAAATTCTACAACTGGCGAGACTCAAGAACTACGCATGACCGTGGCTGAGTACGATCAGTGGAGACAAGATAACCCCGACTGGGACAAGGATTGGTCCGCAGGATGTGCGTCAGCAGTCAGCGGAACCGGAGATGTTTACAGTAGGACTGATGGAGGATGGAACGAAGTCCTTCATAAGGTAAGTAAAGTCCCAGGATCGAAAGTCAAGTCACAGAAAACCACACACGCCTAATGCCAGCAAGAAAGAAAAAAACTTCCACTCAAGTCGGGGCAGGAATGTCCGCTAAACAAATGCAACGGAAGAAACCGTTCAATGCCGACATGATGATCGACATTGATCCTCTTACTGACAATCAATCTAAAGTTTTTGACGCATACAAAGAAGGTAAAAACGTTTACGCTTACGGTGCCGCAGGTACAGGTAAAACATTCATCATGCTTTACCTGGCACTCAAAGAAGTTCTCAACCCACTGACACCATACAACCGAGTTGTTATCGTCAGATCTTTGGTATCAACTAGGGAGATTGGATTCCTGCCTGGTGACCACGAAGATAAGTCATCTTTGTATCAGATTCCATACAAGAACATGGTGAAATACATGTTCGAGTTGCCTACAGACAATGACTTTGACATGCTCTGGGGCAATCTAAAGACACAGGAATCTATTAAGTTCTGGTCCACAAGTTTCATCCGTGGTACTACACTTGATGATTGTATTCTTATCATTGATGAAGCACAGAACTTGAACTTTCATGAACTTGATAGTATAATTACAAGGGTTGGTGAGAACTGTAAGATCCACTTCTGTGGTGATGCTGCTCAGTCTGACCTCGTTAAAACTAATGAACGTAATGGTATCCTTGACTTCATGAAGATTCTTGCGGCAATGCCTGAGTTTGAGTCAATCGAATTCGGTGTTGAGGACATTGTGAGATCTGGTTTGGTTAAGAGTTACATCCTCAATAAAATTGCCCTTGGTCTTTGATGTTTCAACATGTTGATATTGATCTTCCGAAACTAAAACGGAAGACTATTGATGGAGTACGGTATTACGATGTGGAGGATCATCCGATGGTGTCTATCACCTCGGTGACCTCCCATTTTAATAAAGAAGTCTTTGTCAAGTGGAGAAAGCGTGTCGGTGAAGAAGAAGCAAACCGTATTAGTAAACGCTCAACCACACGGGGAACCAAAACCCACGAACTTATCGAAACACATCTACTGAATAAGGATGTTGAGTTCGATGCTCCTGGTCCAAAGATGCTATTTCTTCAGGCAAAAAATGCCTTGGGAAATATAAATAATATCTACGCCTTAGAAGAATCACTTTACAGTAAGGAACTAGGCGTAGCAGGGACTGTTGATTGCATCGCAGAATATACAGGTGAGAATGGCGAACCTGAGTTAGCAATCATTGACTTTAAGACGGCAGCGAAACCTAAACCTCGTGACTGGATCGAAAATTATTTTGTTCAGGCAGCAGCATATGCTTGCATGTTCTATGAACTTACTGGTATTCCAGTAAAGAAACTCGTCATTATTATGACGTGTGAGAATGGCGAGGTGAAAGTTTATGAAGAGTATGATAAAATGAATTATATGAAAAAACTTGTACAGTACATTTCTAAGTTCGTAGAGGACAAACTAAATGAAATCAAAGAGTGAAGTAAAGTCTATCCTAAAGAGTAAGTTTCTTTGTCAAGACAAGTTCTCTAATGACATTGAGCAACTCGTCAAAGACAATGCCGGGATGAATTACATCGAAGCAATCTGTCACTATTGTGAAGAGAATAGTATTGAGATTGAGAATGTAACTGTCTGATGTCGATCTTCTGCAAGTATCCTTTTGTGCACGTTTGCAGTGATACTTATGGTATGATGGTACCATGTTGTAGTGCTGCAACAGATCATCCAAATAAACCAAATATCAAGTCTGAATTTCCTTGTAGACCTGTCTCCGAGGGAATTTTTTCTTATAGGAATATCCCTGAGATGAAACAACTCAGGTTGGATATGATGAAACCAGATCCCTACACGGATTTGGTAAAGGATGTATGTCGTAACTGCATTCATGCTGAAGAACATGGCATCCCTTCTATGAGGGAGCCACTTGAAAGGGTGCCTATCGGAGGAAGAAATCTACAATTAAAGTTGAGGATCTTTGGTAATGCATGTAATCTTTCTTGTTACATGTGTAATATCAAACACTCTAGTACAAGGATTCGTCAGACCGAAAGGATGATGAAGTATGACGAAAAGATTGGGGAGTTCCTAGAGTATGATGATCTGCCTGAGTTTTTGAAGACAGAAGGTGGATACGATCTATCTAATAAGGATCCAGAAGCATTCGATAGTGCTTTGGAAGAGGTTAAAAAGTTTGCTTCAAAAATTGATTCTGTTGTGATTATCGGTGGAGAACCTTTTGTCATGGGTTCTCACTATAAGTTCCTTGATGCTTTGATTGAATCTGGTGAGTCTAAAAATATTGAAGTAAAGTATACATCTAACCTAACAACTCTTGAGTGGAAAGGATGTCGTGTAGAAGAGTACTTTGATAAGTTTAGGTTGATTTCAATTTGCTGGTCAGTTGAAGGCTATAAAGATGCTGATGAGTACATCAGATTTCCTACTAACTGGGAAACCATCGTAGGAAACTACAAAAAACTATTGGATCATCCAAGAACAAACATTAATACAAGTGTTACACTTAGTGCTCTGACTATCCTTCGCTTAGATGAATTAATTAACTTCACCGTCGCGGAAGGACTTGACCTCAGTTACAATCATCTGATAACTCCTAAGGTCTGTTCAATAAGTTACCTTCATCCTAAAGTTAGAGAAAAACTATCCAAGAAATATGCTGGCACTCCGTTGAGTTTTCTTTGCAAAACACTTGATGAAGATGTTGATGACTGGGAATCTAAGTGGGATGATTTTCTACGTTACTTAAAGTCTATTGATTTTGTAAATGGAACTGACTACACAAAAACATTCCCAGAACTGTGTGATCTGTCTTAAGATTGGAACACTATACTCCCCAGAGTATGTTAACAATCTCTTTCGTGCAGTAAGAAAACAAAGCAGTGATGATTTTATATGTTTTACGGATGATGCTAGGGGTATAGATCCTGGTGTCATCTGTCTTCATATGAAACCACGTCAGTGTGAAGGATGGAAGCATCTTTGGTGCAAAATTATGATGTATGGGAGAGAAGAATTAAAGAAGTATCGGAAGAAAATATATTTTGACCTTGATTTAGTAATACAAGGAGACATTACCCAAATTTTAGATCATGATGCTGACTGGTCAATAATTGAGTGTCCTTGGAAGGGTTTAATTTTTCGACTAAACAATCCTGGAGAATCAATATTCAATAGTAGTGTCATCGTGTGGAAAGATAATACCTGGATTTTTGACATGTGGGAGTCTGATTGGAAAAATATTGTACGTAATTTTCGAGGAAATGACTATTGGTATCATGTGATGGATCTTCGTCCATCATGTTTACCAAAAATATTCTATTCATACCGAGAAGGATCTAAACCTTCACACTACTGGGCAAATAATATGAAACCATATTTGAAGTATCAACCAGAGTATTCTGTATGTTTGTTTCATCAGAAACCAGACATACATGAACTAGATAAGAGTAATCGTCTGTATCAGATTTGGAATGAAACAGTTTCATAGATTTTACAGAGAAAATTTTGGTTCTGTTTCTACATCAGACAAACCAACTTTCAGGTCAGTTAATGTACATGCTCACAATGGTTGTAATCTAGCGTGTAAGGGTTGTAATCATAATAGCAGTGTACTTTCCCCTGGTAGCTCGGTTAACGTAGATAAGATGCTCAGTGATTTGGATGCTATCCTCCCAAGGATACACATCTGGAGTCACATCAGTTTGCTAGGTGGCGAACCATTGCTGGAACCACGATGCGAGGAGATCCTTACAAGGATTGAGGAGTTAGTAGACTGTAGGATTAAGTTATTCTCTAACGCACTCCTACTTCACAAGAACCACGACTGGATCATAGAACATATGAGGCGTGGTACCATCTTACGTTTGAGTATGCATGTCAGTCCTGTTAGTACTAAAGGTAAACTCAACTATAAGAATGTGAATGAGTTTATTGAGTATGCCGAAGATAAGGTTGATCTTGACTCTACGTTAGAGATTAGTGAACCTTGGGACGAAAAGTGGTTTGATATGCTAAAATGGGAGAATGAGAAGTTCCACCCTTGGGAAGACAATGACCTTGAAACCAGTTGGAGTCACTGCACCTGCCCACAGATGCAGATCTACAA